ATCATCTTTATATAAACAAGGTGAAAAACCTTTTCAAGATGAAAAAATAGTTAGACCTATATCAGGAACATTTACAAATAAAATAAAACCAGAATTTAAATCAATAGATGAATTAAGAGCTAGTAATAAACCACAAATTAGTTATAAGGGAAGAACAATAGATGGACAGAAAGGAGAAGTAAGAGGAATTCAAGCGGAAGTTAAAAAACAAAGACCACCAACTTATTATGAAAAAGGAATTGATCATTTATTTAGGACAACTGGTGAAGTTATTGCTAACAAAAGTGAAGAAGATTATAATACAAATTTTAAAAATACATCTAGACAAGCATATAATATAGAATACGTTGGTGGAGCAAAAAGTGATTTGACATCAGATAGACAAAGAATGAAAATGATAGATAATAGTGATGAAATTGGTTATTCTGCTGTCCAGGAACCTAAAAGAGAAAATTATGAAAATGATTATATTAGAAATGTTTCTGGGTATAAATCTGTTGATGATTATGGTAGAAAAACATATAAAAATTATGAAACAGAAAGAGTTACTACAGAAGATAAAACTCATTTATTAAATAGATCATCTAATACATTAGGATTAAAGCCTAAATATAGAGATTTACCAAAGACGACAATAAAAGAAACTACAATATACACAGATAATACTGGTAATGTAAAAACGACATTTGACAAGGCATTTACAGATATGTATAATAATGGATTAGTTGATGTATCTGCAAAAACGACGAATAAACAAACAACATTAACAAAGAATTTTCTAGGTAATGTTAACAAAAATGATGGAATGGGGTATCTTGTTAATAAATATGATGCTCCAATGACAGGAAAAGAAATTATAGTTAGTAATATAGAATATAGACCAGGTGGTCCACAAACATTTCAATTAACTTCAGGAAAAAATGTTCAGGGAGAAATTAAATCAACAGAAAATCAATTATTAAAAGAACAAGAAGATAGAAGACAAAAAATGAATCCTAAATTATCTCAAGTTATAGCAACTCCAATTTCAATTGGTGTGCCAGTTAGATCAAGATTTGATGATGATCCTGAAGATACTGTATTTGATGATAGAAATAATGATATTTCACAATTGATAAGTAAACAACATGCAGATAATCCATATTCAATTTATTCAAAAAATAATAATTAAAAAAAATTAAAAATTAAATTAAATTAAAAATTAAATTAAATTTAACATATTAAAAATGAGTATAAAAAATGTTAAATTTAATTTAGAAAAAAATACAATTCATGAAGTTCATTCAGCAAATGAATATAATAGAAATCAAATTGAATCTATTATGTATTTAAAATTATTTGGAAAAATAACATTATTTGAATGGACGCAAGTATTAAATGAAATTAATATGTATAAATTAATTGAAATGCAAGTTCATAATGATAGTGTGACGAATACAAGAATTCATAAAATTTAATTAGTTCTTGATGGATCAGATTCTAAATAATCATATTTTGATTCTGTATACGAAGAATTAATAAAATTATTTACTTCATTTGAATTTTCTAATTGTTCTTTTAAAGTAGAAATTTTAGATTCAACTGATTTGATATTGTCAGTTAATCTTTTCATTGTGGTTTCAGAGATTTGATTATTCATAGTTTGTGTTGTATTAATTAAATCTTGTTTTTCACTTTCTAAAAGTTTTATTTCTTGTAAAATAGTTTCTATATTACTTGGTTTGGAATTAGAAGATTCTTCTGAAGTTAAAGAATTGATTTTTAATTCTTCGATAATCTGTGTTCTAATGTCATCAATTGATTGTTGTTCATTAACTTCTTCTATTTTAACATTGTTATTATTCAATGCATTTTCTAACTCTTTTTGTGCAATAGTTTTTTCTTCTTCTGAATAATTTGCAAATTTATTTGTTGCTAAATTTAGATCATCTTGTAAAGCAGACATATTATTTTTCATCTCTTCAAGTTGCTGTTGAAAGTGTTTAATACGTTGAAGAACAACAATAGGGTGTTCTGGTTTATTATTATTTTGTTCTTTTCCTTCGCGTATAGCTTCTTTCATCATTTCGTTTTTTCTTTGATTCCAATGTTCGTTTGCTAATTCTCTATTTTCAAGATAACTTTTAATTAAAGCATTAAGATTTTCATTTTCATATTCAACATCTGCAACATCATGTGGTTCAACATTAAGAGGAAAAAATTTACCTACTTCTACTGTATAAATATCATAATTATTATCTATTTTAATTAATTTTTTAGTCATAGCTTTTGCTTTTTCAAGATTTTCAGCTGTTCCCCTGATTTTTAATCCCCAAACATTACATTTTTGTTTCATATGAGGTCCAACAATACTGATTAAAGCATATTTTTGATTATTAATAGGAGGATCTTCAAATAAGAAATCTATTTCTTTTAAATTTTTGCCACTCATTTAAGATTTAATTATATAGAATATAATTTTATAAAATTGTTAACGCAATTCGTTAATTTATTTATTATAATAAATTTGGTAACTAATATGTATAAAAAATTAAAACTCTTTTGGAAAAGAATATCTAATAAAAAGTTATATAAGTTATTACTTCATATTGAAAACAAGTTAATTGTAATTGAAAATAAGTTAGCAATGGTTGAAATAATTACGAATAAGAATAATTGGAATTTAAATTCAAAAATTGATAGAATATATTTCGAAAATGAAATGGTAAAATCGCATTTGAATTTATTAGAAACAATTAATAAATTAAATGAAGAATTGACAAGTTTAAAAAAACAGATTGATGAAAAAGTTACTAATATAAATAATATTCTAAATCAAAAAAAATAAATTTTAATTAAAATCTTTTTTAATTAAATATTATTTTAATTAAATTATGAATTCTAGAAATCAATTATCGAATGTTCAAGATGTTCTTGATATATTAGAAAAAGATTATATTAAAAGATATAAAAGACGTTGGAGAAGTATTACTGACAGAATATTATTATTAGATATTTCTTTTGAAACAAAGAAAGATAACAATATAGATCAAGAAATTTATTATAAAATAGAATCTAAAATTTTAGGATCAAAAAATAAAGAATATACAATTTCTATAGTTAGTGACCACGAATCAATTGGCTCATATTTAAACGAATCTAGTTGTAAATGTTCATGTCCTGATTTTACATGTGGAAAAAATATATGTAAACATTTATATTGGTTTTCTTATAAATTTATGTATGATATACATCCAGATAGATGGAATTTTTATCATGTAAGTAATTTAATTAATTTACTTAGAAATAGATCAATAAAAATAAAAGGAAGAAATGATATGTGTTCAATTTGTTTAGAAGAAATAGATTACGATAAGGAAAATACAATTTGTTGTGTAGAAAATTGTAATAATTCAGTTCATCAATTTTGTTGGAATAAATATAACATTTTTAATTTATATAAAAATACTTGTGTTATATGTAGAAATTATATGCAATTAGATCCATTATATACACCTTAAAATTTTGTATTGATAAAATCAAATACAGTTTTCATGCGCTTATATTTAATATCAAATCCACAAGTATTTCCTGCAAAATGAAAAATAGTTTCTTTTTGTGTATTAATATCTGGATTATTTGAAACAAAATCTGTTAACAAATTTATTTCATGTAAATTTCGAATAATTGCATTGAAATTAATAAAAGGTTGATCAACACATGTTTTAAATGTTTTTCCAGAATTATGATAAGAAATAATATGATTTAACGTTTCTTGAAATAAATTTTTTATTTCTAAACAAGGTTTAAATAATAATACTCCACTACAAAAAGCAGGAGTTTTTAAATTAATAGAATTGCCATGTTGAATCCATTCTTTAAATAAAAAATTACCAAAAAATTCTCCACCAATATCACAAGATTGTCTAGCATATAATTTATTTTCTAATTTTAGATCAAATAATGGTTTAATATCTTTTTGAATTAAAATATCAATGTCCAAGTATAAAATTTTATTATAAACTGTAACATCTTTAGTTAAATTAAATATCTTAAATCTAGACCATTTACTTTCTGGAATTGTAGTAGCATTTAATAATTCTATATTTAATACAATATTTAATCGATTAGAAATATCATTTAATTTATCTACAAAAGAATAATGAGTTAATATTAAAATATCAATTGAATTGTCTAATTTCCCAAATTTTATCAAAGAACATAATAAAAGTTCTAATAAAATCAAATAATTTTCATTATAAAATATAGTCATGTAAATCAAATTTTTCATTTTAATAGTAATAGTAATAATAATATTAAAATAGTAAATTAATTTATAAAACTTACTTACTTAAATACTTGGATAAAATTTCCAATTAATAGTTTTATCTTTTAATGCCATTTCAGCAACAACCTTTTTAAAAATTTCATCTTGTTGTCGTAGTTTATCAGGACTTTTTAGTAATGGAAAATATTTAGAAAATTCATCTAAACCTAATATTTGAAAAAATTTATGTAATGTGTAACTATAACTTAAAAAGTTTTTTCTATTATTAGGTTTGTATTTTTCAAATGGTTCTTGGATTTGTTGGAACATTATTTTTATTTTTTCTTCTATTTCAGTTGTTAATGTGAATGGAGGTCTTCCATTGATTCTATTTATAATACCTATAATATTATCATAATATTCATTAAGGTTGAGTTTTTTAAGATATTTTTTAACTTTGTCTTCACTCAATAAACTAAGATCATTAATACGTTCTTTTTTAGCTTCAACAATAACTTTGTCTAAAACTTCTTGAGGAATAATTCTATTTTCTTTAGATTGGAAACGTCTTAACCAATCTTCTAAATGAGTCATTTTATCATAAGTAAATTGTGGTCTATAATCATAATCTTGCATTTCTTTATATGATAATTCTCCATTTGTTTCTAAAGTGTTTCTACAAATACCACATTCATTACATACTAGAAACCCATTTGAATATTCCATATTTATATTGCAAAAAAGACATAAACTAAAATTTAAATTGTTATGTTTATATTGAAAATTGTAATTGGGATTAAATTTCTTAAAATATTCATCGGCAATAGTATTTTTATTACATACAATGTTATTTAATTCATTTGATTCTTCAAAACTTAAATTTTGTTTATTTAATAATTCTTGTTCTCTATCTAATAATTGATAAAATTGCATAATTAAATTACATGAATCTAATGTGTATTTTAATTCATCTTCGCCACTTTTAATATAATTATAAGATTGTTTTAATTCTTTTATTTCATTTTCTATTCTATCAATTTTTATATTAGTGTCAAATGTATGTTCGTTATTTAAAGTTTTAATTGATATTTCTTTGTTCAAAGACTCGAGATCTTTTGATAGATTCTTGATTTTTATATCTATATTTTTTAAACGTATATCTTTTTTCTTAAAACTTGTAATTTTTTCTTCGTGCATTTGTAAAATAGAATGATGCGTTAATGATTTTTTTTTAGGTAGATTTTTTATAGAAAAACTATTATCAGTTTGTTTTTCTTTTTTTTTTCTCATAATTTTATTTAATAAATATTTTTTTTAAATGAAATTAAATATGATTTAATTATTACCTTTTTACACGCACAATTACGCGCAATTACGCACAATTACGTGCAATTACGCACAATTACGTGCAAATATGTATTTTTTTTTATATAGCTAAAAATAGAATGAGATCTTTTGAAACAAGTATAAATGTTATATCCAATTTTTATAAATATGGAATGAATAATTTACTTGTAAATTTTTTACAAAAATTTTTTTTTATTTTAAATTTGGCTGCAAAGGGATGGAAAATTAGATATTTAGGTGCAAATAAGTTTAAGATAACAAAATCCAAAAAAGTATTATAAAGAACCAACAGTCTTATCGTTTGGAGATAAAGACATTAATTGTCTTAATATGTTACTAGTTGGATATTCTATATTATTTATAATTTCGTTATCATTTATTTCATGTGAGAGTGAGTCAAATTGAAAATCTTTTAAAAATTTATTTATTACTATACCTCTAAAATTATGTTTATTATACAAAGACTCTATTTCTTTTTCAGTGTGGGAATTAGTAGTTAATATAATATTATTCAAGTTTGGTGAATTAGACAAATCAAATTTTTCTAACGTATAAGATTCCATGATAAAACCTCGAAGATTTGGTGAAAATGGAATACTTTTTATTTTATCAATGGTAAATAGAATACATTCTTTTGGATTTAAAATAGAAAAATCAATATAAAATTCCCAATTGAAATTATAAGGAGCTGGAAGTTGAAAACATGTATTTATAATTTTGTTAATATGAAAATAATTATATGGATTGTTTGATTCGAATATACAACCATCAAACCCATTGTCAGTCAAAAATTTTATAAAGTCTTTTACACCAAGTTTTTCAGAAAAAAAAATAGAACAATAGAATAAAGTTTTAATATTTCTATTTTGAAGTTTATATAAATATAAACTTTTAGTAATATCTGTTGTTAAAGAATTAGAATTAATTATTAAATGACTAAAAGGACCTTTATTATTAATTTCATTTTCATGATATATAAATTTAAAAATTGATTTCATATAAAAATTAGCTTATAAAATAATGATATTTTAATTTTATAATTAGAACTAATTACAAAATTAAAAAGAAGATTATTTTACAATTTTTTGTAAAAATTTAGGTAGTTTTGATTTATCAAAAGATTTATCTAAAGAATATGTTTCTATATTTACAGAGTTTTTTGGAATTTTTGTATAAATTATATTGTTTATATTAAATTTTGAAGTAGATTTCAGAGTATTTTTTGTATTATGAAAAATATCATATAATTTATTAGTCAAAGTTGTATGAGTTTCATTGTATTTTTTAGTAATATTTGGATAATTTTTTAATAATTGTTTATACTCTTTAATTTCTTCTGGTTTATGATTTTTATAATATTCATACTCTAATTTATAATATCTTTTACTTAAAATATATTCTATTTCTTTTTTATCAAATATTTTATTTATAGATTTTAAAAAATAAGATGGTACTTTATCATTGTTTCTCCATTCTCGTATTAAAAGTGAGATATCATAAAAATCTGATCCTATATCTGTGATATATTTTAATGTATCATTATAATGCCAATCAACATACAGTTGTTTCTTTAGAGTTCCGGTTTTATTTAGATTAGATATATAAGCAAAACCAAAATCATGAATAAAAAAAACATAACCTAAATTGGGGACATGATATTTTATATTATCAATAATATAAGTCCAATGTCCTCCTGGTTTTACTTTATATACAAGAATGTTATTGGTATGTAAATCAGTATGTAACATATTAAAGGTCCGTTTTATAGCGATTAAACTTATTAAAATTTGAAATAATGCATTAAACCAGTAAATATCGGTGTGTTTTATTTTAGACCATGATTCAAAATCTCCAAAATTAGCAAATTCATTATAAGTAATAAGATCTAAATGTTTTACATCATATTCCCAATAAAAATTGAGTAAAAAATTTGGACATATATTTTGTAAAACTAGTTGGTTTATTAATGTTTGTGCAACTAATTCTATAAAATTTCTTGTATGATAAACTTTATTAGTATAAAATAGTTTATATATTTGTTTTTGAGATAACTTTTTAATAGTTTTATCTTTCTTTATTGTGCTTATTTTTATTGCAACTGGATCATAAAAAGAGTGTGGGTTTTTAAAATATGATTTGTAAACAGAACCTTCTACACCTTTTGATATAAATTTTTTATCAAATAAGTTTTTAACAAGACTTTCATTTGTAGTAAATTTTTGGCTAAAACTGGTGTTATCTACAGTAGTCAAATAATCTAAATCATCTGAAAATTTAACCATAGATTTTTTACGGGATTCTATTGTAAATTCCATTCACCGTAACTAACTTATAATTATATAATAAAATATTTTTGTAAAAAATGAATTTAAATTTTTTATTGGTATAATATAAGTATGAAAAGATTTTATATACAGAAAAAGGGAACATCTACATCTACATACACAGATACTGACCAACAGAGTAGTACAAGTGAGTATTTTAATACAGATGACCAGACTGGTGGTGGTAAATTTCAAAGAATTACTGATTCAAAATACAAAAAGCCAATAACTGGATCTAAACAGGAAAATATGGAGATAGATGATATAAAAAAAAAATTACAAGGATATATTAAATTAAAATCGATGGAAGATAAAAAAATATTAACTACGGTTCCACCATTTAAAACATGGGTAAGATATATAAACAATGAAACAAAACAATTTAGAACAGGAGGATTATTAATGAAAGTAAATTATCCTGATTATATAATGTTAGTAAATACTGCAAAAAATTTAACATGGTCGGTACAATTAAGTGAGAATACAATATTTATACCAGATCCAAAAGAAATGGAAAATAAAAGAGAAAAAGAAAAGCAAAAAAAGGATAAAGAAGAAACAATTAAAAATAAATTATATGAAATGTATAAAAATGGAGAATTACAATCTAAAAGAAAATGATTTTTTATTTGATAGTGTTAAAATACACTGTTGTAATGAATGTAAACAAAAGATTAGTTAAAGAATTACAACAATTATATAAACAACAAAATGAAAAACCACTATTAGAAAATGATTATTTGATTTATTTTGATGATAATAATATTAATGAAGTATATGCATTAATTAAAGCACCATATGAAAGTGTATATAGACATAAATTTATTAAATTAAATATTAAAATACCAGAGAATTATCCACATTCTCCACCAGAAGTATTTTTTATAAATTATGATAATGTTAGAATACATCCAAATATGTATGAAAATGGAAAATGTTGTTCTACAATTTTAAATACATGGGGAAATGACAAATATGAAAAATGGACATCTAGTATGGGAATAGAGACAATTTTACTTACATTTCATTCATTTTTAGATTATGATCCATATACGTATGAACCTGGAGGTAGGGATGATCCAAGTTATACAGTATATGTTTTATATGAGAGTTGGTATACTTGTTTAATTAGATATATAGAAAACGAAAGAATATCAATAT